CTTGTTACTTCAGTTGTTTGTAACAAATCATTAACTTGCTTAGATGTAACTATGCAGAATCTTGGATCTGAAGGATCAGTCTCATTCGCGTCCAATAATCTTTTAGCTTCTCTAAGTTTTCCAATTGTCAGGCCAGAATTTGCAGCCCCACCAGACTCAACGTAGTTTACAGCGATTTGGCTTGCTGCATCGAAAGCTTGGCTTCCACTTCCAGTCTTGCCAGTTTTAGCAGTTCCAAAAGCAGCTTCAAGGATGATGTCATCCATTTTTCTACCAAGCGCCCAAGCGGCGTTTTGCGCGTAAGGAGATGCTGGGTCGATAAGAAGTCTGATTCTATCAGTTCTGTCCACCATATCCGCCCAATCAAAATCTCTCAATGATACTTGTCTTCTATCATGTGGAGTTGAGATTAGAGGAGTGTCAGAATGTCTAGATGTAACCTCTACCGCATCAACAGATCCTATACGATCATAGTATTCAAACTCAGCTTTTTGTGATTCAACTCGTACAAAAGGTCTAAGTCTTGAACCTTTTTGTTGTAAAAGGTGTTCGACGTTAGCTCTGTACTGGTTGACAAAAGCCGTTGTTATTTGCGTTGACATACTATTTGCCTCCGTTGTGTCATTTATAAAAAAACGAAAACGCTACCCAAGTATTTACCTTAGACATTTTCTCCCCTTGTTTACGTCTGTGGGTACAGTCGACGGATGGACTTTTCAGCTACCCATCATCACCTACTATATAACTAGTAGATAAATTCGTAAATATATATTTTATGCAGTAACTGGAGTTTCATCAGGGTATGCCAATCTGTATAAACTATTCATTTTGTCTACAGCAGCTTGGTGTCCTGTATGATCTCCAGACGAATACGCCTGCATAAAAGTAGAATCACGGTTATATCTAGCTATTTCCTGTTTTGCTTGATCAGGGGTCATTGTAAATGATCTAGCGCCAGAAGAATCTGATTTTCCTTCCGCTAAACCTTCCCCAATCTTAGCAAACATTTTAACAAACATCGGATTATTACCCATGCCTGTTTGAGCAAGCCATCCTTTTACCTTATCATCGGCATAAGAATCAACTGCTCTTTTAGCTAAATCGACGCGTTCATCATAAGCTTTACCAAAGTCTTGTTTTAAAGATTTAACCCACTCTTCAGATTGAGCAGCATTAGTCTTACCTTCAGTCTCTGCTTTTGCAATAATATATTTATGATAACCATCATATATTGCTTTTGCTTGTTTTGCAGATAAGCCAGATTGATATGCCATATCTTTGAATTGAGTTTCAAAGCCTTCGTCATATTCCATTCCTTCTGGAAGTTCCGGTCTATCTCCAAATTGATAGCCATCTGCTTTTTCAGGTCGACCTACTTGACTATAAAATGCACTCATTTCTTCGTCAGTCGCCTTTTCATCAGGAAGGGCTATCCTATTTTTTCCTATTAGTTTTTGGCCATTAATATAACTTTTAGCCAAATTACCAACATCTTTGATGTCAGTAAGTGAAGGGTCTGTACGTAAATCTTCTGGTAGAGAAGCTTTCCAATCAACAGGCGCAGTTGTAGTTGCATCTGTCGCTGGAGCAGCATCTGAGCTACCCGTTAGTACGGACCCAGTCGTTTTATCATCACTCATTAGTTACCTCCGTGTTATTGAGCATGTTTTTAAAGTCCTCAGGTTTCTTTCCTAGAAACTTAAGGATTGACACTACGATACGTCTCATCCCTTCACGGTGAGCTGTTTCGTGTGAATCGCCTGGTACGTGTGTCGTATCCAGGACGAATCCTGTTTTGCAAAGATGTTCTAAAACTATTTCTCCATCTTTACTATTGAACACTGCTTTATAGTGCTCATTTAATTTTTCTAAACCAACTTTATTCTTAGCCAATTGTATTAGCCTCTTTCTGCGATTTCTGAGCATCAGCTACATTTTTACCTGCTTCACTTTCCATCTTCGCTTGCTCAGCTTCCATCATCGCTTGTTGTTGTTCTTGTCGCTCTTGTCTAACTTGTTCAACTTCTTCTTTTTCATTTAAAATTTGTGGAGGAGCATCTAGTAAATGATGGAAAAATCTAAATGTTTCATCTACATTCATGTTATCTAAAAGCTCAGGTTTAACTTGAAGTAAAGGAGCCATACTTTCAAATAGTCTAGTAATAGTAAACATTTGATTAGTTTTTTGAGCTTTAGCAATAGGAGATACATATTCTATCTTCATCTCCATTCCTTGTAATTCAGTGGGTGCTGGAGGAAGTTGTCTTTTTCTTGTCATAATTCTAAAGACTCTATCGATTAATGGACCAAGAAATTCTACTTGAAGTCTACCAACCATTGGACCCATAAGTCTCATTTTCTCTTCCTGTCTAGCCATAACCTCAGTTGCTGTCATATTAGGATTCTTTTGCTTGTTATCTGGTAATTGCATCCAATCTACATGGAATGCAGCCATGATATGTTCTCTTCTATTTTGTACCATTTCTAAACCAATGTCAGGTCTTGCTTTTGTTTCTAATGGTTCTATTCTATCTTGTGTACCAGAACGATAGAAATTTAAACCTCCAGGTACAGTTTTTACAGGAAGAATAAATCCATCATCAGGAACTAAAAGAGGTGGATCAGTAACTTTTTGTGCAGCTTTGATAATGGTCTTCATCATTTGATTAACCATTTTTATATCAGGGAGAGAAGTCATTGATGGAGATCGACCATAAATTTCGCCAGCTACTTTTTGCCAACGAGGTACCATATATGGAAATTCATCAAAGCCGCCTTCTTCTAGGAGAGTTTTTTCTTCAACCAAAACATAACAAGATTTATAAGGTTTACTTGTAGGTTTCTTCATAGGTTCACCATAAGTTTCTGATGGCTCAACCGCATGTATTACTTCAAATTCTCTGTAAGGATCTTTTGCAGAAATTTTAACTACATTTTCTGGAACAGTCTCTCCAAATCTTTCTATAAGTTGTCGTCCTGTTCTTTTATATTTTCTGTATAATGTATCAACAAACCCTGCATCATTCTCTTGAATAAAACAATCTGCTAAATGGTGTGTTCTAAAAGAGATAGGCGCTCCGGCTTTATCCTGTACCATCATCACGCCTGTCCCAAAGGAGCCCAAGTCTAAATAAAGTTCATGTGCTTGGGAATTGAAATTTGTTTCTGGAATATTAAAGACTCTGTCATAAAGAATATTAGTTGTTGTATCTAACCATTCTTTAACCGGTAATTCTTGATTTAATTTGTCATCAAACGTTTTTAAAACAAACCAACGTTGAGAAGGGGAAGTTAAAAAGCTATGTAAACCAGAAGCTAAATTTTCATTTGCTAATGGTGCAGTTGTATCATAAATTTTTTCGTAACGATTTGTATTACCTCGATAACGAATAGTAGAAAAATCTCCTCGGTTAGGATTTACATATTCTGCACAATCCTGCCATAGATTTTCCCATGGAGTTCTAAAACTTTTTAAAGACTCCTGCTTAGAAATAATTTTTGTGACTAAATCACCAATTGCCATCTATTCTCCTAATAGTGTTTTTTTAACAATTTCAGCTTCTTCATCCACACCTTGACCGCTTGTTAAAATAGTTTTTCTTCTACTGTATCGATTTCTTAATTTCTTTACAGTACTTTTTCCACTCGCTGCACTAAAATCTGGTGCCTTTGGCACAGGCGGCGGTGCTGGCGGTTTTGGTGGACTAAATATACTTTTTACTGCTTTAACTGCTCCTCCCATTTATCCTCCTAAAACGTTATATTCACTCTCAGCAAAAGTTGGGAGCTTTCGCTTATCAATATTAAAATCCCTTGTTCCCAATGCAAGGTATCTAAATGCATCTGCGGCATGACTAGTCCAGTCGTGTAAAGGTTTATCCCTATACACTTTACGTTTTTCATCGTAATCTTTCCGGTATTGCCGCAAAGCCTCAACCAGTACACTACACTGTTTCGAATCAAAATAACACCTTGGAATTATCGTTCTTGCTGCTTCTATTCCATCTTCTATCATGATGTGCGGACAAACATAGAACCGTAGTCCTAGGTCTCTAGCCACTTCAAATCTAGACTTACCTGTCCCCATTTCTCTAACCTTTATATCATGAGGTGCAATATGCTTACCGTATACATAATCTTTTTCTCTTAAAACCTTTATATAATGGGGAATCCCTTCTCCTTGATTTTCATAGTAGTCTATAATCCTATATTCATTCCCATGTTGTTGAAAGAAGATAATAGCTGTAGAATCACCCATTCCTAAGTCCCATGCAGTATGGACCTCTAGCCGAGGTTCGTAAGGTACAGCTTTAATTCTTTCTTCTGCTAATGCTTTGGCCATAAGTGACCCGTAATATGAACCTACGAGTGGTGCATCAAAGCTACAGTAAAATTCTTGTTGAATAAGCTCTTCTGGCATTCCAGCATCACGTTCATCTTCAATTGCTTCCATAGGAACAGCTGCCGTATCTTCTACGGAAAGTCGCTCGGAAAACCATCGTTCATTTCTAGAAGCCATATTAAAGAGGTCATATCCGTGATTTCGACCTCTCGCGGTGTAAATAAAAACCGCCCATCCTCCATTCTCAGCCAAGATGGGACGAACGAGATCCCAGGCCCTTGGATCTTGAAGACTGTATTCTGAGAAGATGACCCCGACTGGGTTTGATCCAACCAAACGGTCCACGTTATCCGTTCCAACAACTTGGTAAATGGAACCATTTTTAAGTTCAAGTCGCATGTCTGTGTTGTTCACAGCAGCCCATAAATCTTTTGGAAAGTGCTCTAAGAAGCTTCTTCCCTCTTTTGTCATACCATCCCATACAATCTTCCTTCCCTGGTTATATGTCGGAAGTAAATGCCAGTACAATCCTTTTCTTTTTAGAGCTTGAGCAGCACACCAATTAATAGACAATAAGTCTTTGCCTGCTCTTCTATGCCATACTGCAACTGCACGCTTACCACCTTTTTCTAAAAATTCCCAAAGGTTCTTTTGGTAATCACGCGGTCGCCAATCATGTGGGACCGTTATTTCCATATTTATTTTTCGTTCTCAGAAGATACTTTTTTAATATCTTCCTCATCTTCAATTTCTTTACTTGCTTCTGCAAAACTTAATACATTTACTTTTATACCACTATCAAGTGATGCATCCATTTCAACTGCTCTTCTTTTAGGAGCAATATATTGGGCTAATTCTTTGTTGGCTTGAAATCTTAACTCAGGCGTATTGCTTGTATCTTTTGCAATCATTGCTAATGCTTCTATTGGATCACAATCTAATGCTTCCAATTTTTCTTGCACAGCTTTAGTCTTAGTGCCTAATGAACCTTTCGGTCTTCCAGCACCAGCCCTAAATCCTCCTGCGCCTTGTGTACTCATTAGAATATCATCGCGCCAAGAATAAATGCAATGATGATTCCAGCAACTAAGTATTTTTTACTCGCGCAACAATCGATCCACTGTTTTATCATTTCTTTTAACATGTTCTACGAACTCCTCTTCTAGCACCTCAAAGGTAGCTACGTTGTTTTCTTTTAAAGGAACCATCTTCTTGGCTTCTTCAAAGGTATTAGCTTCTAGGAACTGAATACGTACATTGGACATTAAATCTGGCTTCTCCATTATACGAACTTTCCAAAGCATTATTATTATATATCATTTCTAGGTATTTTAGCACACCAAAATTTTACGGCTAAAGGCATGTTTTTATCTTTATTTTCTCCTATTTTTGTATGCAACTCTAGTGCCCTTGTATAACCAGCTACGGCACAATCATAATGGTTCTCGAATGTATCTACCTGTACTGGTGGATTACACGCCACTTGGGTAATACAAGCTTGTAGGACTAGTGCATAAATGAAATTCATATAATACATATATAGTAGTTTCCGTTATTAGTATATTATATTTATTGGCCTCCACAGTCGAATTAGAAAAGTTTTTTAATTTAGTTTGTATACTACTAAAGTGTCACTTTATTGTTTATCCGCTGGTCATTTCTATTTATCCGTTAGTAAAATCTCTCCCTACCAAAGTACGCAACATGCATGTATATTATTCGTGAACTCTGATTCCCACACCCGGGTTGTAATATAGTGAAATATTTTGTGGGAGAAAAAACGTTTTTCTTATGAAATAAATTGTAATGATTTGTGATGCACGCGCTAAGGCGCTTCATTTTTAATTCATAGCTATAAATTCCACAGGGAGAGAGTAGTGTATTTTGATACAATTTGAATATTAATCTAATTATCCGTAATATATTGTAATATTTTGTGATTGTACAAAACAGATAAAACAAATATTATAGATTCTGAATATATAAAAAAAATATATTTGTTGATTAATAACAAACAGAGGAAACATGAAAAAATCTAATCGATTTTATTCATTTACTCTTGATGAATCAACTCTGAAACAGAAGTTAACACCTCAAATTACTCAAATTTTTGATGTAATTTTGAAAAGTGGAATTTCTGAGTTTGCCGAAACTGATTTGAAAAAATTGGTTGAACAAGCAAAAGTAGACGGGATTTTAAAAACTCGTCAATCTAGTTGGAGAATTTTCTCTTACTATCGTGCAAACATGATTTCTGATGGATTTCTTACGATGAGATCTGAAGAAATTAAACCAGAAGTTGAAACATCACAAGTTGTAAATGCATAAATAATAAAGAATCCCCGGGAGAAATCTCGGGGATTTTTTTATATAATTTCGTCGTACAAGTAAGGAGGATGTAGCAAAACTACGATCGGAATAATGCATTCTCGTTCAATTTATCTGTTCCCTGAATTAATTTTAAAAATTATAATATATAAAGAAATAACAAATGGAGGCTACATGCAAATCTTTAGTTTTAAAGTTCTCATTGGTGGTACGATTACCAAAGAGATTACAACAAAAGATCTAAATGACGAAGATGTTGATGGTTTTCAAGTTGTAAATAACGGAAAAACATACAACTGTTCAGTTCTAGGTGATGAAGAAGGTAATTATCCTGGAGCTTTAGAAATAACGGAAGGAAAATAATTATGCTGTTTATATTTATCGCAATAATGATGATTTTACTAGCTTATTTCGGAATGAAAGGAACTGGTGCATTATGAGTCACTTCTTAGGACGAGTAGTAAAAC